ATCACGTCCAATTATTTTATGTGTAATGTAACATAAACAATTCGGGTGCGGATAATCGGGTACTTCCAATTCTGGATATGGTGAATTTGCAGCCAAATCTGGACAATCACATGGATGTTCTCCCCTCCCCCCGGTAAGATTCCAGACATACCACATTACGGCAGGATTTAATCTACCTTGAAATTTTGCGGCATCTTGCAAGCTTATATACAATTCAGATCTTGCTATTTTCATAGCTTTATAATTAATATATTTAGGAATTCGTTTTTTAAATTTTGCTGTCCCCCTTACCAGGTCCCCATATCGCTTCATTAAATCTTCTTTTCCGTGTGCTGCATAATAAGTAAGATCTTTTGCAACCTGTAATATATCCCTTCCCTGGGTAATACCCAAAGAAACCAGACTTTTCACTGCTTGTTGAAAATTAGCAGGTATCCCTTTCCAAATTCGTTCTACAAAAGTATATCCATCTGTCCATAATCGTGTATAAGTAATTTCTATTAATGTTGTATTTAATTGTGAATATATTTTTTCAATAATATCGAAATCTATCTTTTTAGAATTTTTAAATCCATCCTTAAGATATTTTAGATGTGGATAATTTGTAATATTTACAGTATCGTCAATCCCATTTATAATCATTCTTTCTGCTTCACCTGCTATATATGCACCAATTTTTCGTAATGCGGATTCAAGTTTTCTTAACGATACTGCCGTCAATCCTGTACCACGTCTGTTTATTTCAAGTCTTCTGATTTCTTTCGCTATCTGATTAGCAGCGGTTTTGTATAATTCTGATAATCCACGGTTTATTTTATTGTAGAGTTTTCGGAATCTTTCCTGTGCTTTTCTTTGTGCAGCATAAAATTCTGCTTGTGTCATGAAAAATCATCCCATAATGTGTTTCCACATCTTTCTTTTACAATTTCACAATATTTTTCTGAGCAATCAATACCTATATATTTTCTATTATTAAATTTTGCCACTTTACAAACCGTTCCACTACCACACATCGGATCAAAGATTATGTCCCCTTCATTAGACCATGTTCTCATATGATCCCATATAAGTAAATCAGGAAAAATTGCTGAATGTTCATAAGCAATACAATCTTTTGTGCAATTATTTTTTCCTGTTTTATATTTCCAAATATTGAACCGAACTCCATATAATTTTATTTTTTTACCTTTTAATCTTCTATTTTGCTTTAACTGACCGTCTTTTCCTCTTTCAGTACCATGTATTGTGCTTCCATATTCTTTATTAATTCTATCAGATATTAAATTTATCGTTTTCGGTTTTCCTTTAGAAAAAATAAACATATATTCAAAAATATTATAATACCGTGTAATATCAGGATATTGAATTCCTGTTTTTTCATAAATCATTGTATCGTGTAAATTAAAACCAGTTTTCATAAAAAATAAAGCTTGCTTAAAACTCGTACCTGTTTCACTTCCGTTTATGGTTTGATCTCCTACAATCCATACAACAACACCGCCTTGTTTTGTTATTCTAAATAATTCTGGAATAAGTTTTTCCCAATAAAAATTATATCCATCATAATCACGTAAATTATCATAAGGTGGCGAAGTAACGGTCAAATCAATTATATTGTCCGGTATATATTTAATTATATTTAAATGGTCAGCACAAATTATTTTATTAATAAAATCATCTGGATATTTCATATTAATTGCTTTTCTTTTCATCAAATATTTTATTTAATTTTTTCAATTCTTTATCTCTTATAATTTGACCTAATTCACTCCATAAAAGTAATTGTTTATGATATTCAATCGCTGCTTTAAATGTACTTGGTATTGTTTTTAAAATTACTTTTATTATTGCAAATAAATATTTTATTTGATGTTTATAATAATCCAAGTTATCAAATATTTCAGGAAATATTTTTTTAAACAAGCATTTTATATTTTTTCTTATGCCCATTACCGCCTTTTTCCTCCTTTATTTCACTGTCTACTTCATCAATATCTTCCAAGTCTTCTGTATTTTCGTCAATATCTTCATCTTGGTTAAGACCAATCATATCTGCATATTCCTGTTCAAGATAAGCCCGTAATGTGCCAGCCTTTTTCAGTTGTTCTCTAAAATCATCGAAATTATCAGTAATTTTCCCATTAGTTAGATCCATAAGTAATGTATGCGTAGTTTCAAGATCAATTGCGTGCTTATCCATTAGTTTTTGTATCCCTGTACACCAATTATCAAATACTTGTGATTTTTCCAATTCCGTTAATGTATTTAGCTCATTCCAGGTTATTATTATATTTTCCGGCGGATTCTGGTTATATGCCATAGCATCAAGTTTTACAATTGCGTCTAACAAATCGTAATATGGATTAGTCGCCTGTTGTTGTTTTTGCCGTACATAAGCAAGGCCAACCTCTGCCTGTTCGGCTGCACTTGCATGATTACCCTGGGTTTTCAATCCCCACCAAATTTCAGGAATTCCCGACGTTTCAACAAGAGAATGAAAATGTACTTTCAGAAGATTGATAAGTTGATCAATTAAATGCTGTGGTACAAGAAATTCTGTTTTTTCATCAGGTGCTCTATTTGCTATGAAATCTACATTTTCAATAGAAATATCATTTATATCAGTAAAACCATTATCTTCTTTCCATTTATTCCAATCATCAACAGTCTGAACAAGTTTAGCTTTCATATTTACGGCTTGCTCATTTGCCGATAAATTTACTTCTGAATATGCCTTAACAAGGGATAATAATTTCTCAAACTCGGAATGTCCTTCAAACTTTTCAGGCTCCTCATCATTACAGAAAATGATAGGCAAAATCCCCGCTGGATTTCTTTTTATTTCACTATATCGCATCCATGATGGAATATTTCCAATACGTGTAATTTCTATTCTGGTTTCTGTATACTTCTTTTTTTCTTCAAAGTAATAAGTCTTATCATCTTCTTTGAAGGAATAATGTATACTTGTTTCCAGCCCTGTCAATTCATGTGTGTTCGGATCTATATATACATCGCTAATATATTTTGGCAATATTAAAAATAATTTTACATATCCATGTTTTGTGTTAAAATAAGGATAAACCGCAACAGTGCCAGTGATATGACAAATTTTTTGTATCATCATTTTTACCATCATTAATTTGTCATTATAAAAATCAAGTCTTTCTTTCCAATATTTTTCTTGTTTTTGCGTTCTTTGTTTCTCAACATCAAAATGAGGAAAACCCATAAATGTCAAAGGAATGGCTATGATACTATGGCAGAAAAAAGCACCGAATTTATAACCGGTTTGTGTATTGTAATATAAGGACATGGCCAGATCATAATTGACGGTATCAGGGCATGTCAAATCAACAGTTGCACCGGACCGCGACCGTGTTAATGTATTAGATGTTGAACTCGAAGATGAAAATAATTCTGTCCATATACCGGAAAACCAGTCTGTAAATGAGTTTACTTTTTTAGATATATATTTTGATATTTTCATATTATACCCTCCTGATAAATAATCAGTTTAATTATATCCCAATTTGCCCATATGTCAAGTGAATTATTTCTTTCCCATTCATATCAGCAATTGCATACTCCATGTGACAATTATCTGATTTCTCCCATCCCGGAATAAGTGCAATACAGTCACATATCTGGATCCATTGCTCACACATAGCATTAATAAGTTTTTTATCATCCTGATTATTCATTTCATCCATGTCCTTACAATATCCGGCAATTGCCACATGTGGACAAAACACATTATACCCTGTCCTGCGTAAGTATTGAGCTGCTTTAATTGCTATTTCTATATTCCGTTTTATATTGAATTTACTTTCAAGTGCGATGCAATCACAAGGTATTAAAATTGTCGTATAAGGTCCGCAAATAAAACAAGTTTTCATATTATGCCTTTCTATCCTCTCCAGATAAAAGTTTTCAATTCATATCTGCTTTCTGATTTTTCTTTATGTTATTATCTTTCAACATTTTTTCTGCCGTACAAATAAAAAGATTTGCTCCATCTTCCCTGGAAAAATTAGTTATCCATGAGCAATTATTATATTTGGGCGGGAATGTCATTGCAATCGCTATACCTATTTTTTCAGTTTTGAAAAAACTATTAACAAGTTTTTCAATCTTCTTCATTAGTATAGTTAAGTCAACATTTTTCCTCATATATCACCTTACTTTCATCAATAATTTTAGATATACTTTTTAATTGCTTAATTATTTTATTTAAATCTATTATTTTAGATTTGTTATAAATTGAATATTCATTTTGCATCGAATCTTTTTTAGCTACTTCACAAATAACAATTAAATCACTAATTAAATCTTTCATTTAATAAACCTCCGTCTATTTCTGATTATTCTTTTCTTTATATTCTGTTTTTTCTGTCTTTTATCTTTGCCAGACATATCAATTTTACTTGGTTCGTATAACGCCAATACGCACCCGTCTCCATCATCCGGGGACCGGTGATATCTTTTTTTAAAATCAGCTTTCTTTTCTAAAACTTTTTTTACTTTACCTTTAATTATTTTATAACCATATTTACGTCCGGTTAAATCCTGCTTTAAAAATTTATCATTAGGTATACTCACACTTTCTAATTTCTTTTTACATTCAAAATACATTTCAGTTACCACATTAGCATATTGTTTATAATCTTTTGCTCTACCGCCAAAATTTATTTCATTCACGTTTTTAAATCCCAATTCCCTTAATCTGGCAATCATTCCTCCCGCTCCTAAACCTCCATTATCAATATTAAATATAGTATACTCATTATCTGCTTTATGGGCAAGTTTATTTGCTGTGTCGATCGGTTCTTCATGTTTTCTTTCTAATAATTTCCTACATTTGTTTCCCCGTAATTCATAAGCTTTTGTCTTATCATTTCCATGTCTTGCAACATCCACACCAATTGTCTGAAATCCCCCATACACATCTTTCCTGTTCACTGCTTGATCAACAAGTTTTCGGGAAATAACAGCATCTTCAACCTGTGCAATAGGATGATTTTCATATACATGCAAATACAAGTCGTAATCATCCTTTTTCATCTGCATCATTTCCTGATATAATACATCGGGAAACCAGGGATTATCCCTCCAATTACACTCAATTACCATAGTTGTATCATTTTCCTGTCTGCTATATCCATCTTCTGTAATAGTTTTCAGATCCGGGGAAAGACAAAACATTTCATGAACAGGATCAAATTCTTCATATCTATTGAAAATAGCCCATATTTCACTCCCAGGTTTTCGGAATGTGGGCGTTGCCATAATCCAAGATTCTTTTGACACGCCTTCTGCTTCGTCAACGACAAGCCCGTCGAAACCATAATAACCTTTTGTAGATCTGGCAGCCCGTATATCTTGGAAACCCCGGAAAGCAAAATAAGAACCGGTTTTCTTATTACGTATAGATTTCTCATATACAGTCCAACCCGGATATTTTAGATCTTCAATCAACATCGCAAGCATGGACCAA